TCTTGTCTCCCGCAAGAGGGACAGATGTAATACGGCGACTAGGTAATTCTACAGGAGATAATGTCGCGCCTGGATGATTGACTGACTGACAAAAATATTCCAAGTTTGGATAACGTGTTCTATTTATGATAACACGGAAACCTGTTGGTTGGAGATAATTCAGATTCGTTGTCAGTGTTTCATCTGATATCTGAACAGTTGATGTTACTGGCATAGTTACCCCTTATAATATACTTCTATTTATAAGAGTTTTGCGTTACATGTTCTGTAGTTTATTAAGAGTTAGATATTCAAAAGTGATGCCTTGAAGTGCAACCTGTTCTTTGATTACCTGACAACGTTTCTCCAGATACTCGATTTTTTTCAATGTTGATTTACCACCATCTTTGTTATAGTCATATACCAACCAGAAATTCTTACCATAACAACCGCATATCAAGTTCATGAAAACGTGAGAGAGTTTATCAAAGTGCGACTCTGCATTCCCCAATTGTTTGCACTCAATATGAACAAGGTTATCTTTATGTATCAACTCAAAATCACCTTCACGGGGTAATCCAAAATGACAGTTGAATTTTGGTTTTGTGGTGATACCTCGAACATTACTATTTGATTTCAAGACATCTTCTGTGATATCTTCAAATAGTTTACCTGAATGTGTTGCAGATTCCCCAGCATGAGGTCTCCAATCCATCACAACATCTTCACCCCAAAGAGAGTTTTGAACCTTTACTTGGTCACCGTATTTTTCAATCAATTTAGTATTCATCGTATAATATCAATCTCGTCTGCGTTCACATTCCATGACTCTACAACAGTTCGCAGACGATTATCCTGTTTTAGAGTTTCATATCGATTAGATGCCTTGTTGCGCCACCACTCTGTCACACCCTCAAGACTGAAACGGTCATAGTTTTCTTTCTTGACCAGTGTGTCAGTCTCAAGGTTGAGATACTGTTGCACATTGTCATACCCATAGGTTGAGTAGTAAGAACGTTTCCGTTCTGTTAATCCCTTCGCATCAATGAAGGTCTGACAGAACTTCTTATACGCAGACTCATCAAACTCTTTCAGTGAGTTCTTGATAATCGCGACCATCTTGGTCTGTGTCTTCAGTTTACGAGATGAGGCGTCTGAAGGAACAAGAGGGACACCATCATTCTTCTTGATGAACCAATCACTCAAACTGCGATAGTTATCATCATTAATTAGAGGTGCGAAGTTAGAGTCTGTCAGACCATTGTGTCTCAAGAATGGTTTCATACCATCGTATTGAGACGCAGACTTGGTTGACCCATATAGGGATGTAGTCTCAAACATACAGATGTTCGCATCGTATTTCTCATTGAGACGTTTCCGTGACATATGGGAGCAACAGATAGCGGCAAGTAACTTACCACCAAGATAGTTGAAACCAAACGGTTGGGTCGGAACAATATTGAACCCCATGATGCACGAGTCATTGAAACGTTTCATCACATCGGGGTTGAGTGTTTCCAGTGGTTTACCTAACCATTCATTGCGTGGTTTGGAGTTGATAGTCGGTGACCCGAAACGAATCATACCAACGACCAGACCAGTATTCTTTTCTTTCACAATAAAGTTTAGTTGTTTGCCTGGGATTGATGACTCGACTGGTGCGGATGTGGTAATCTCCATATACTGCATGAACTCATTGAGTTTGGGTTCATAGATAGTGAACTCCATATCACGAGGGTGGATATCAAACTTGTTGAAGATGTCTTCTTCTGGCCCCATGCCAGGCAGAGAGTTGAAAGCAGTTCTTTCCATGCGTTCCAGTTTGATTGTTCGCATGTAATCGTCAATACGGTCAAAATTCGCAAAGAACTTCGTAAAAACATTCGCAGCGTATAGTGCGTCTTCCTTATTCAAAATCATATTTGTGCCTCATCGTATAATAACATTATACTCTATATAGCATCGATTGTCAAGGAAAAATTGGAGCGGACGGAGAGAATCGAACTCCCATCAGTAGGTTGGTAACCTACGGCATTACCATTATGCTACATCCGCACAACTTATATATACAATTTAATGCAAGACTTTTTCGGCATTCTGCGCTAACTTAGCAGCGACTTCCAACCAATATTCTTTCGCCCAATCAGACTGAGCGTTCTCGTATGCCTTCATGGCATTACAGAGGAGACGGGTATAATCAGGCATTGAACTTCTTATCCGTTTTAAGTTGAGCCGCAGTAATTTTGTGTTTCACAACTTGGAAAGTCTTATCTCCATGTTGTTCTTTGATTAGTTTAGAAGTCTCAATTACTTCTTTTAACTTAGCGGATGCTTTATCTTGAACGGCAGTCAATGACACACCCTCAAAACGTTTGGCTCCAATAGAACCATCCTTATAAGTTACTTCTAAATCAGCGTAATACATATGTGTCATTGATAATCTCCAATCGCATTAATAACTTCTACACCATATTCATTGACCAATGTTTCTACACGAGCATCACGGTCTTCTTTGATACGAAAGTAGTAACCTTCTACTTCCCCACCAGTCACAGAGGTATCGACCTCTACAAAAAATTTACCTAACTTCATTACTCAACCTCATATTCTACAATAACAACATTCTCTGCGAAACCCTTCTCGATGAAGTAGGCTTGTGCGCCCTGTGCTTCTTCGACAGTTTCGATTGCTTCAAACATACCAGCCAAAGTCCGACCCGTATCTGCATCCTTAATCAAATAATTCATAACGATTCCTTTCTCTCAATTACATATTAACTATACGGCATTCCGCATAGAATGTCAAGCAAAAAGCGCCAAATATTCGGGATTATTTGTTTCTAAAGTAACAAACGGCCCGAAGTATGATTCGAAGGCAACCAACAGGTGATTGTAGTCACCCGCCTGTAAGTCTTCCATGACTTCATCTTTATTGTAATCAAGTTCCCGACACAGATTAGATGCAGCACCCAGAAGGACAAACGCATTGCCTTCGGGGCCATCTAGGTTGAAAACATATCCAGTATCATTGTTTTGACGTATCATAATCTAATCCTTTCTAGTAGAGGTCAACACCAAGTTCGTCAGTGAGAATACCAGCGATAATCTCACGGTCAACGGTGTCACCACCGCCCCACCGATGTTCACCATCGATGAAGAACTGTTTATCACCACGCATCAGATAGATGTTAGTGGCTTCCATGATTTGTTCACGAGTAGCGAAGTCACGATTAGCATACAACTGACCTTCACCATAGAACATCTCACAGTAGTCTGCGAAGTTCTGTTTCTCTTTAAAAGTAATTTCCGTAATCATTTCTAGTTCCTTTCAACTCAACTTATACTTTATATTACAACAAGTATCAGGAATTGTCAAGCACTTTTTTCAAAAAAAAGCAAAAAAAAGGGAGACCCGAAGGTCTCCCAGAAAAAGTGGTAGGTTAACCCTACTCTTTTTGTTATCCTTATGTAAGGATATTCGTAACTTTGAAGATACGATAGTATTGGTTGGTTTTGGCAGATGCCAGACCATTCGAAGGCGTAGAACCAACAAATGGGTTCGATGCCATACCGTAACGAGTTTTGAACCCGATACGAGGTTGGAATGTGTCTTCACCAACGGCCTTGACCATTTGCAGCGGAACATATGGGCAGTAGAATACACCACTGTCATATGGGTTCTGACCTTTGTAACCAACGGTTACATAATCAGTCTGTGCATATGGGTCAATGTATACACGCACACGACCATTAAGGACACCAGCGAAGGTGTTACCTGTATCGTCTACTTGCAGATTGTTGCTGATTGCTGGAGAATAGTCCAAAGAACCAGCAGCGGCCAGTGCAGTAGCAACGTCTGAAGAACAGATTACTACGTTACCTTTACCACGGCGAGTTTCTTTAGCAATTACATTGGACTCACGGTCAATCTGAACCGTCAGACCTTTGAATTTCTCAGCAGACCAACGACCATCGGCATCAGAACTCAAGTTAAACACACCATTGACGGTGACGTTTGACTGTTGAGCGCCGTTTTTAGCCTGTGAGTTAATCGTTCTGATAACTTCACGGTTGATTTCGGCCAAGATTTCAGTTGACAGAATGTTTGCCAACTCAGTTTCAGCGTCAAGACCGTGGATTGCTTTCAGGTCTTGTGCGAGTTCCAAGCTGTATTCTGCTTTCAGCGCACGGCTTTTGGCAGTAACAGTTTGGCGCTCAATAGTGAAACCCATTTCGTTGAACGAAGAACCACCAGTTGAACCCAGAGATTCTGCGTCATCAGTTGGCATACCACCAGCGGCAAGCGAAGACAAACGAGCGCCGTCTGAATCGATACCATTGTAACCTGATGGGTTGTCAGAGTCGTGAGTGCCTGAGCTGTCGCCAGAGAACTGAGTTTCAGCTTCGTTGAACAGGGCTTCACGATTAGATGTTGAACCGCCTTGATAACGGGACTTCATCGCGAAGATGAGACCAGTTGGGCCATTCATTGGTTGAACGCCACAAACGTCATAAGCAATGAGGTTTGGCATGGCGCGGCGAACCAGTGAAATTAACACTGGGTCAAAGTTGTTTACTGAACCCGTATTGTTTGCTGGTGCAGCTTCCGTCAGGAAACCTTGCTCAGCAGCACGGGTCTCGGCGATTGCTTCCTCTTGGCTTTCCAAGATAGCGGCAGTCACCGCACGGCGATGATGGTCTTTAATCTCGCCAGCGGAAGTTTCGTCCAATACTGGAGCCCACTTCTCGATAAGGTTATCGTAAGATACTTGCATTTTTCTTATCCTTATGCTTTAGGTGCTGTTTTACGAATGGCGGCGAGGTAGCTATCCATTGAAGAGGAGAGTTCAACCGTTTGGTCTGCGTCTTCAACAATGGCTTCGACTTCTTCGTCACCAGTTACTTGTTTTGCGAAATGCGACTCGACAACGATGGCAACTTTTTCAGCGAATTGTTCTTCACTGTCAAAATCGATATCGGCAACGAGTGATTTCAATTTCTCGACTTGAGTGTCTGCAAGTTCACGAGACGATTCACGAATAATCGTTTCACGCTTGTAAACTTCCAATTCTTCAGTCGTGTCTATAACTTTCTGAGTTGTTTCGTTGAGGCGACCCTCAAGTTCTTCAACAGATTCAGCAAGTTCATCAACTAGGTCAACTTTGGATTCTGGAACTTCAATGTAAGACTCCGTGAAGAGGCCTTTCATTTTGTCCATGAAAGTCTCGGCAATTTCAGTGCGGAGACCGCTCTGGATTGCAACTTGATTTTCTTCCATCCAAGTTTCAACTACATAGTTCAGGTAGCTGTCTACTTTTTCTACAAGGTCAGACTTCGTAGAAGCAATTTCTTCTGCGAGTTCTTCCTTATACTGTGTTTCGATACGGTCTACTTCTTCAGACAGTTTCGATTTCACAGCTGCTTCAAAAATTACGGCGGTTTTAGCTTTGAACTCATCGCTGAGTGTAGCTTCAGACTCGACTAATGCATTAAGTTCGGCAGTAGTGTCAACACTGGTTTCAGCGATGACTTCATCTTCTTCCATGTCTACCGATTCGTCCATCATTGCGCTATATGCGGCTTGAAGGTCTGTTTTTTTCATGCCATGCATCTTCATTGACATTACATTAATCATGCCCGCTTTTGTTTTTGGAGCAGGAGCTTGTTTGGCTTTAGTAGCGTCTGCAGCTTTGTCAACAGATGCGATTGCGTCTTCTTCATCAGTCGCGTTTGCATCTGGTTTTGCTTTAGCAGCAGGCGCATTAGCCTCATCGAGAGTTTCTTCCACGAATTCGTCTGTTACTTCATCGTGGAGTTCTTCGACTTGGTTAGTTTCTTCAGTCATATTAGACTCCTTACATACTAGATTTTAGTAACGAGAGGAAATTCTTAAACTCTCGAACACTTGTCTCATACAAGACAGGCTTCGGAGCCGTTTTAATTTCAGTCTCCATTTTTTCAATTACTTGAGGCTTCAGAACACCGTTATTCCAAACCCAGTCAACACCTTCCATGATTCCATTAACAAATGCATCTGGTGCTGATGGGTCTTGCACGATGTCAACCGTGCTAAGAACAAAGTCATCTTTGACGACCATTGCGCCATTCTGTTGCTCAAGACTACCCATACCACGAGTTGACACGCCTAGTTGAACACCACCATCAAGGAGACCTTTAACAATCTTACCCATTGGAGTATCCAATATTTGTGCCTTTCCTACCACATCATTACCCTCAAACTTGAGGTCTGTGATGAGGTGAGAAACTTTATCAAGGTTAACAGTTGGGCCTTCTGGGTGATTCAATTCACCCACGGCACGCTTCTTGTTAACCTGTGTATCAACGTATGTCTTTACTGCCTTTTCCATAATTGGTTTAGGGTAAACACGGCCGTTGCGATTCTTTTTATCTGTCTGCGCGAAAACGCCCTCGATGACGTATTTCTTTTCGCCATCTTCTTTTTTCTCAATGATACATTGAAGGGTATCGTTTTCAGTATATTCAGTAATTAACTTCATGTCAATTCCTTTACTACTTGCATCGCAGACTTCTCTGCATCTTTCTGTCATTTGAAGGCATCCAGTCGGTCACCATCAATATACACAACGAATGGCAGAGAACCTTTCTCTTTAGTGATTAGAACTGGGATTCTTTTAACCTTTTTATCAAAGACTACATCGCCTTTAGGTTTCCGTCCCTTTAATTCACTAATTAGTTCTTTATACGTTTTCATAGTATTATTTATACAAATAATGTTTTCAAGATAACAATTAGTTACTCTTCTGAGTCACTTTCTTCCGTTTCTTCTTCGGTTTCGGTTTCGATTTCTTCGATTTCGTCTTCGTCAACGGCATCAAGTTCATCCTCAACCTCTCCGTCCAACTCAATCGTCTCATCTTCGACTTCCTCGTCTGTGATGTCTTCTATATCATCTTCAACATCATCATCGACATCATTAAAGATTGCTTGTGCAGTCGCAATTCGCTGTGCTTCAAGCGCATCTTCCATTTTGTCCTGAACGATACTTTTGAATGACCCTTCTGCATTCGCTAGGTCACCCGAAGTAATCTGATTGATAAGTTCTTCAACCGCATTAACATCTACGGTTTCAACTTCTTGTTCAAGTGTTTCTGATTCACTCATTTTACATATCCTCTTGTTCATCTTCGTCTTCAACGGAGTTTTCGCCTTCGACTTGTTTTTTCATTTCTTCGATGTCCTCATCAGACATCATCATTACGTTTTTCATTGCCCATTCACGCGAGAAATATTCACCAACATACTGTGATACTTGGTCAAGAGTCTGAAGTCTGTTCTGCAACAGTTCAGCATTCTTGAGTTCAGTGAAATGGTTATCTCTTTGGAAATTTATACCCACACCGCTTTTCCATGTATCCCAATCCTGTTCAGTAATAATACCTTTGAGAATAAGTTGTTTCTTTAGAATATTTGTAAACAGAGTTGCGAAACGTTTACGGAGACGGTCAATAAACTTTTGGAACTTAACTTCATCTCGTGAGATTTCAGTTGAACGACCCAAAGAGAATTGTGCTTCCTGTTCGAGACGATTAATCGGGACATTCAGTGAACGATACAATCTCTTTTGGAAATAGAGAATATCGTCAATCTGTCCTAGATTTTCCCCGCCAGGAAGTGTTGAGATTTCAGTTCCTCTACCACCTTCACGGCGAGGCAACCAGAAATCTTCCAACATCGACATATGCTTACGGTCATCTTTCAGTTGACCCGTAT